ATTACGGTGTATCATCTTCTACTACTTATAATTCCAGCTTTATTGAATCTCTTACAAAAGAACTACGGCAAGCTACAGAAATGAATTTCAGAGTAAATGCAGGCAAGGATGAATATATCTGCTTTGCATATCCTTCACATTATGGAGAAGCCGTATTCAGTGTAGGTGGATTTGAAGGAGGGTTCAGAGAAGTAGCCAAGTTCTATTACACTAATGAATCAGGATATAATGAACAATATACAGTTTACTGCTCTGATAATCCCTGTCTGGGAGATACTAGGGTGAAGGTAATATATGTATAAGGGATTACTACGATACTATGAAAGAAACACGAAATTGTAAAATTGAAAAAAGAAACGAAGATTCTAGAATTGTTGAGGGGTATGCAATAGTATTCAATTCTGAATCTAGAGATTTAGGAGGGTTTACAGAAGTTATAGAACCTACGGCATTGGAAGGAGTGCTACAACAGTCAGATATTTTATGCCTTTTGAATCATAATGAAGACAGAGGTATTCTGGCACGTTCTAAATATGGTGCAGGTAGCCTGAAACTGGAAGTTGATTCTACAGGGCTTAAATATAGCTTTGAAGCACCCTGCACAAATCTGGGAGATGAATTGTTGGAAGGTTTAAAGAGAGGTGATATTACTACTTCATCTTTTGCTTTTACTATTGATTCCGATACTTGGACAAAGAAGGATAATGGTTCTTATATCAGGACTATCAATAAGTTCAAAGAACTGTTTGATGTATCACCTGTCTATAAAGAAGCGTATCCTGATACGAGTGTAGCACTTAGAAAGCTGGAATCATTCGATAAAGAAGATTTGACTGATTACTATATGGAGCTAAGACACAAACTACAATAATGAACACTTTAGAACTGTTAGACAAAAAAGAACAGTTAAAGCAACGGGCAGAGGAAATAGTTTCCAAAGCAGAAAAGGAAACCAGACGGTTAAATGAAGGTGAACACGCTGAATTTAATTCTATCACCGTTGAACTGGAAGACATAGATAAGGAAATAAGAAAGATTGCAAGCGAGACAAAACTAACAAACACAAATAATACATCTATGAAAAAAGAGAAGTTTTCACTTTTAAAGGCTATTAATGACGTAGCCAATAGCAGACAA